CTCCTTAGTATATCCCGTTTCGGGAATAGAAGAAACATTGTCATCACCAAAAAGAGTGACGACTGCCTCGTCAAGTCTACTCTCATCACCATCAAAGAGGTGTAAAAGCCAGGTGGCTGTTATAAAAGAGTGGCCAATAATATTATCAGTTGTGGTGTTACCGGAACCAGAATTGTTCCCATTCTCCTTATAAATTATCCTACCATCAGGTAGTAGAAGATAGGAGTTAACTGTATTCTCAGTAACCCACTTACACAACCAATGCCATCTCTCAGGTATTGCCCTATTACGCAGCTTATATATATTCCGCATAATAGGCAAAAGCCTATCCCAGCTCTTAACATCATAGTAAACAAAACGATTGTTAATACATAATCTCTTCGCAAGTCTATCAGTCCCTCCATGGTAAGGGTCAAATCCATACGCACTCCACTTATAAAGCATCAACGCTATATTCTGCGCATGATACAATACCTTTTGAAAGTACAATAGGTGCATAGGCGGTATGATAAATGTGCGGACATCTCCACTAAGCAACTTATGTAGAGGATACCACTCCATTTTACCTGCCGTTTTCCAAACTGGGGGACGATACTTACGAGGATCATCAAATAAAAAGTGAATACAATACTCACTAGACATAAAATCTTTCTTTTTCCTAAACCCTAACAGGGCGAATGGCACACCGCAGGCCGTGTCCAAATCCAGCACTGTCCAGATCTCATCCATCGTAGCCATGTGCCAGTTACGCTGTAACACGTCAAAGAACATGTCCCACGTGTATGCCTTCGCTGTTCTCCAATGAGGATCAGTTTTATATTTAGTCGCTCGGGGGAAATCAGTTTTACGGATAGACTTGTCGATAGAATCGACAGTACCAACAACCCTGTAAAACGCACCAGCCCGATCAATGAGCTTAGTTTTTAAATCCTCCGGTGCCTTAGAAAACAAATAATCCTCAAATCTATAATAATTATCTCGTTCCTTAGCCAAGGGTGTCTTGTACTTAGTACATCGGATAACATCATGAACCTTAAAAGGCTCCAATTTTTCATAATTCTCAAATACCTCAGGCGAATCCCAGAGCAATTCTCCAGGATCGTAGGGCAACTCCCTCGAATCTTTCG